AAGGTTTAATTAAAACTCCTGAACAATTACAAGCTGAACAACAAGCAATGCAACAGCAACAAATGCAACAACAAGCAATGGACACAGCACAAGCTGCAGCTCCAAAAGTTGCAGATAATGTAACTAAACAACAAGGATAATATGGTTGAAAGAGTTGAAATAAAAGAAGAAGAAACTGGAGCAGAAAAACCAAAGGAAGAACAAACAAGTGAAAAACCTTCTTGGCTTCCAGATAAGTTTAATACTCCAGAAGATATGGCTAAAGCTTATGGTGAGTTAGAAACTAAATTAGGTAAACCTCAAGAAGAGAAAACTGAAGATGGCTTAGAACCACCTAAAAAAGAAGATGACTTATCCATAGATAAAGCAGAAAAAGCTGTAGAAAGTGCTGGTCTTGATATGACTGTACTTCAACAACAATACAATGAGAAGGGGCAATTAGATGAATCTTCTTATACGTCTTTAGAAAAAGCTGGTATTCCAAAAGATTATGTAGACGCTTTTATTAAAGGACAAGAAGCGATAGCATCACAAACTTCTAATACAATTAAACAAGAAGTTGGTGGAGCAGAAGCTTATAAAAATATGACAGAATGGGCCGGTAATACCTTAAATGAAGCTGAACAGACTGCATATAACAATGCTGTTAACAGTGGTGATATTGAACAAACTCGATTAGCTGTTCAAGGTCTTAATGCACGTTATAAAAGTGCTGAAGGTATTGAACCTAATTTACAAACTGGTAGTAAACCTAGTTCATCTAACGCTAATGGGTATCGTTCATGGGCTGAAGTAACAACAGCAATGAATGACACACGATATGCAAATGACCCAGCATATAGAAATGACGTACAAAATAAATTAAAAGTTAGTAATATATAGTCGCACTTCAAATTATTTGAGGTGACTGCCAAAACATAGTTAAGTCTAATGACTTGACCCCTTTGCGAAGGGACAATCTTGATTATAAAAACTGAAAAAATGTAAGGCGAACAACAATCTAAACTAAAGGAGACTAAAATGACAGCAGCAACACCGGTAAGTGTTGGTAGAGTCAATGCAGCCGGTAGTGAAGATGCCTTGTTTTTGAAGGTTTTTTCAGGGGAAGTTCTTACTTCTTTTGAACAATCTACAGTTACATCTGGTGCTGAAATGGTTCGTTCCATTTCTAGTGGCAAGTCAGCAACATTTCCAGTAATGGGAAGAATTGCTGCATCTTATCACACGCCGGGGGCAGAAATACTTGGCTCAGACGTTAACCACAATGAAAAGGTTATTACAATTAACGACCTTTTAATATCTAGTGTATTTTTATCAAATCTCGAAGAAGCTAAAAATCACTGGGACGTAAGAAGTGCATACAGCACTGAAATTGGAAGAGCATTAGCATTCCAAAAAGACAAACACATTCTACAAACTATTGGACAAGCAACTCAAGGGTCAGCTAACGTTGGTGACTCAAGTTATGCTTCTGGTACTGTGTTAACAAATACTTCAATCGCAAGTGCAACTGCGGCAACTGCTGCAAATGCAATGATTGATTCTTTGTTTGACGCAGCTAAACAACTAGATGCTAACTTTGTTCCAAAAGAAGGTAGAAAAGCGTTCATAAGACTTGAAGAATACTACAAAATGGCTAACGCTACAAATGCAGTCAATATTGACTACAGTGGTGGAGCAAATGGTGGTGTTAAAGAAGGTAAAGTAATGAAAGTAGCTGGAATTGAATTAGTTCCAACTGCTCACTTTATTACTTCTGACTTCTCATCTTCTACAAATGTGGACGGAGGTAGTGCTACTCAAGGTGGCTCTAACCCACAACAAGTTGACTTATCAAATTATGTTTGTTTGGTTTCTCACCCATCAGCAGCAGGAACTGTTAAGCTTATGGATTTAGCTTCAGAAATGGAGTACGATATGAGGAGACAAGGAACGTTAATGGTAAGTAAGTACGCTATGGGTCATGGAGTTCTAAGACCTGAAGCGGCAGTAGGTATTCAAGAAGCGTAAGCTTTAATAATACTTATTAATAAATTTACATTAGGGGGAATGACTCCCCCTAGTGTCTTAACTTGCTTATAGAAAGGAGTTTAAAATGGTATTTGACTTAACACCATTTAAAGCATTCACAGTTGGTTTTGATACACTGTTTGAAGAGCTTGATAGTTTTAAACCTTTAACATACCCACCTTATAATATTGAAAAAATAAAAGAAGGTGAATACAAAATTGAAATGGCAGTGGCTGGATTTTCAAAAGAAGATATAAAAGTAACTGCTAGAGAAAATAATTTAAGTGTTAGAGGAAACAAGGAAAAATCTAAATCAGATTATCTTTATAAAGGTATTGGTGAAAGGTCTTTTGAACAGCATTTTAAAATGGCTGAGTTTATGTATGTAAACAAAGCTGATTTAAAAGATGGTGTTCTGCATATTTCTCTTAAACAGGACTTACCTGAAGAGAAAAAAGAAAAGACTATTACAATCAATTAAAATCAAAATATTGCCAAAAGGGACATTTTTGTCCCTTTGGGCTGAAAAAAAAAGCGTTTTAAGCCCTCTCAGAGAGGTTTAAGCACATGGGTGGTATGATTGTACCCCCTTAATTTAAGGATATTTATGACAACACAAATTACTCCAACCACAGAACTACAAGCAATAAACATAATGTTATCGTTTATTGGTGAAGCTCCAGTGTCTAGTATTACTGGAAATATAGGTACTGATGTTGCTGTCGCTAAGAATATTCTTGATGAAACTTCAATGAGCATTCAATCTCAAGGTTGGTTTTTTAATAGAGAACTAGAAGTTACTCTAACAAGAGATACAAGTGATAAAGCACCTTTAGATTCAAACTGTGTTCAAGTAGAGTCATCAGCCCCTAATCAATATTTATATCAATACACTATTCGTAATGGATATTTATATGATTTAAAAAATAAAACAGATGTATTCACATATAATCCTGTAGTAGATAAAGTTTTAGTACAGCAATTTGAACATCTTCCAGAATACGCAAGACGATATATTGTAGTAAAATCATCAAGAAGATTTGCTGCTAGATATATAGGTTCAACTGAATTAGTTAAACTTTCTAACTTAGATGAACAAGAGGCACACGTTGCCTTTGAAGCAGCAGATTCAAGAGCTATGGACGCTAATATATTCAAAGATGAATACAATATGAATTATATTACTAATCGTGGCGGCAAACGTTCTAGTAGGCAATAGTTATGCCATTAGTTTCTCAATCAATACCCAATCTTATTAATGGTATTAGTCAACAAAACGCTGTTCAACGAAATGTATCTCAAGCTGAGTCTCAAGTAAATTTTCAATCTAATATTGTAGATGGATTAACTAAAAGACCTTCTTCACAATTTGTAGCAAATATTTTAGCTTCTACAGCTTTTCCTAATAATACAGCAGTACATTGGATTAATAGAGATAGTGATAATCAATATATTGCAGCGTTTTATAATCAAGGAGTTAAAGTATTTGATTTAGCTGGTAATGCAAAAACAGTAACAACACCTGATGGTGTTTCTTATTTGACTACTGCTAATGCTTTGGAAAATCTTAGCTTTGTTAACATAGCTGATTATACTTTTGTTGCTAATAAAGGAACTACAATAGCAGAAGATTCAACAACTACCGCTGCAAAAGTAGAAGAGTTTTTAATTTATGTTAAAAGCTCTCAATATGGAAGAGAGTATAAAGTTAAACTTACTCATGCTGATATAGCTTATCCTATTGAAGTACGTTTTCAAATGCCAACCGGCAATGACGCTTCAACTGATGGAGCATTCA